ATTCGAAATTTTCGGTGCACTGGTCCATGAACTGACAGAACATTTCAAATGTTGGGAACATACCAGCATAGTTCTCGTAAATACGTCGTCGGTTTCCAAGAATGTTCTCACGCAAAATAAAGATAAAATCTACGTTTGTACGCAAATTAGGAGTAATACCCAAGGGATACTGCATAGTAATAATAGTCATCACATCAATGTGTCGACCGTTCATGAAAATGTAACGAGTAGACTCTTCCTTAATCCAAGTATTATCAAAAAGACAATCGTCCAAAATCAGAAAGGCGCGGGGGTCAGTAGACGAATTACCGCCAGACCTTCCCTTTTCTCCGTTTCGAGCCGTTTTCACACCTAACTGCCGCTTAATAACATTCATCACAATTTCCGGACGGTACTTGTCGTGAATCAGTTTGGATGGAACCATATGCTGAAAAAACTCGTTTGCGACCTCAGTTGCCGAAATCACTGTTCCGATCGGAAAACATGTTTGGGTGTTGAACAGAATATCACGCACCAAGAAAGATTTACCAGTATCTTTCTTTCCGATCAGAACAATCATTGGAGACTTTCGAGAATCTATTTCACATCTATCTTTGAGCATATTGATATCGAACTTCTTTATTGAAAAGTTCATGCTCATCTTGCTTTAAGTGCGTGAACTTTTTAGTTTATGTTTAACACGCCATAATAATATGGTTAAACGCAAACCGACGTCCTCAAGTAGCGACCTTCGTACCAACGCAGTCGCACTCTCTGTGCAACGATACGAAACACTTAAAGCTCAGCAGCCATGGGGAATCAGGCACATACAACCCTTTTTTCCACCTATCCAGAAACTGTTCAAAACTGAAGTTCGTGATTCGCCGCAAGAGTTTGGATTTAGATTAGATGAAAGTGTTTCTGCGATTATAGACTCGACTTCAATCCGAACGTCCAAAGGCCATACAGTTCCAGTACATCGCAAAACTACTATGCTCTTATCACCTTTTAAGTGGATGCAGGGAGATTATGGTTCATCTCTAGGTCTTCCTACCACCGAAGAACAATCTGCCGAAATCCAACGAAAGATTCAAGACCCAAATAACGCAGCCTATGTCGGTGCCGTCCTTTCTGTTATTCTAGCCCAGTCTGGATGCCCTCATTTCCCGAAAGTGTATGGAGTATTCACGGGAGTCGCAGAAAAGCACACCATTGATATCTCAGACGATTACGCCGATTTATCAGAGCGCTCATGGTTTTCTTCCAATATCGGAAAAACTTTCGATATCCGTCTTACCGAAGGTATTCATGCATCTGGTGATTTCAATCATACTCGAGGAGCGCGCGCAGGTATTTTACTAGGGGAAGAAATCACACTTGAAAACGTCGAAGAACTTCAAGCGCCAGACGTTTTACCAACCGAACCTGCTGAGATGAATCAGATGATGCGAGATGAAGATGATACCGATGATGATGAGAGTGATAGTTCGTCCGTGTCTACCTCTTACATTTTCGGAATTAAGTCTTGTGAATGCGAATCGGATGAAGAGGATGATGAGGAAGATGATGATTGTGAACCGTTTGCATGGGCATCATTTACCAACGTTCCCGTTCAAATAACAGTTATGGAAACATGTACTGGAACATTTCACGAACTGTGTTCAGCAAATCCCGATTCAAATAAACACCTCGATTGGCTGACCCAAGTAATATTCGCTCTTGCTTTTGCCCAGCGTAATTATGGATTCACGCACAACGATTTGCATTCCAATAATGTTATGTATGTTCCCACAGAACGTGAGCATATGTTTTATAGTTGCGGTGGATCGTTCTTCAAAGTTCCCACGCACGGATACCTTATTAAACTAATTGACTTTGAGCGAAGTATTGGATCGGTTCGTGTAATAGGAATGAAAGAACCCAAACTGTTTATGAGCGACCATTTCTCCGTAGAGGAAGAGGCTGGAGGACAGTACAATTTTGAGCCATGGTATATCCATAAATATCCCGAAATCAAACCTAATCCATCATTCGATCTTGTTAGGTTAGCTACATCTATGTTCTGGGACTTGTTTCCAGAAGGACCTGGACATAAAGAGTACGAAACGAACAAAGTGTATATTCTTTTTATGAAATGGTTAACGTTGGACGATAACCAATCAATCCTCTTTGGAAAAAAGGATGCTCAACATGATCGGTATCATGGCTTTTATCTTTACAAGGCGATAGCTCGCTACTGTAAAAATGCAGTTCCCCGCACCGAAATTATGTCTTTGAAATCTACGTATTCAGTCAATTCTCTCCCTCCTGGAGAATACTGTTGTATGATTGAGGCTTGAGATTGGATTAAAAAGATGGCTTACCCACAAAAATGTCCTGAACACTGGGAATTTCCATAGTCTTGACTGCGTCGGCAACAACTTCACTGGATGTCGCAAACACTACACCAGCCGTGATAATACCCCCAAATATCGACAGCTTTCCTGCATCTACCCACACAATGGGCTCGTTTTTTGACCGACGCTCCAGAGCATACACAATAAAGCATACTAGCGCAACAGACACAGCCGCAATAACAATCATCATTTATTTATTCTGCCGTCAACCAAAATTCTACAAGTTTAGAACGAGAGTGTTATCACCCTCCGCTCCAAGCTTTCCTTCGATTTCTTTCAGAGGATCATCTGCTTCTACCGGCTCTGGCTCTGGCTTCTTGTCCATATCCTCAAACTCAATCGTAGTTTCTTCGTCTCCAACCCGAATATCGGCTCGCTCCTCGTTATCCGTTCCATCATCTTCCTCATCGCTTTCACTCTCGTTCTCTTCAAACTTTACCTGTTGAACTGGAGCGGGTGGAGGAGGGGGAGGTACATCGTGCGTGGGCTGTAGAACAGGTAGAGTTTCAGAAACGTACTCGTCATCGGCAAAGTACTTCTTAGCAATAGCTTCCCATGGAAGAAAGCTACGAATCGTCTGCTCCATACAATCCGTCACCACCTTTTCTACTTCCTGCCGATTACGCGCTTGCTGCTCCGTAGATACACCCACCGTCTTGAAATAGTACGCCATCTGCCATAGCTTGCGCGCAGACTGTTTGTAAAGTTCATGTACAAACTTTGCGAACGTCGGGCGGTCAAAATCAATTTTGATTTCAGAGGACGAGCCACGGTAATGTAGAGATGCAAACGATTTCATGTAAGAAATGAATACGCCCATTAGAAGGTCATCCATATACGTGCATCCCGACACATTAATGATACGTTCAACTTCGGTGGATAGAGTAGATTCAGTCCAATCGGGAATACGCGTTAACATATTCTGGAACGTCCGTAGAATCTGGTCTAGCTGGCCATTACGTTTGCAGAGTTCCTCGGCCGAATCACAGATGCTCCAGAACCCATCGGCGACCGGACTTACAAGAAGACCTACGAGATGTTCGCGTAAATGAGCCTTGGCGAATTCAGTGGACGACATTTACTAGTTTTACCCACTATAAACCTATGCAGGAAACGCATCCTTAAAAACGGATTTTATTAGTCTAAGTTACAGCAGATTGTTCCCTGTTATAAATATCTTACCTTAAAAGCTTACAGCCTTAAGAAAGATGTCCGACACCCCGACGATGAATTCCAAGGCGGCGCTCAAGCTCATTTCTGAGATTGAAGCTCGCACCGAGAAGCTGAAGGCGATGTTTGAACCTGTTCCTGCGAATGCGGGTGCTGGTAAGTCGGATAGCGAAACGACAGGACCGGTGCGCAAGACGCGTACCAAGAAGACCTCGTCAGCTGATGAGGCACCCAAGACTGCCCCGCGGATTTCGCGGATCGCAGGCAAGGACGCTGAAGCTCTCTACACGGGCTTCGACAAGGACGATAAGAAGGGTCGTACGGCGCATCGCGAGGCTTTCAACAAGTATGTTGAGAGTCTGAGCAATGATGTGTTCATGGCTAAAGACAGCCAGCGTGCTCTCATCGACGAGTTCAACAAGACTATCACAGTCACGGCCGCTGAGCCGGTGACGGATGGTCACGAGAGCGCTGCGAGCGAGGCCGAGTGAATTAACTTGTGCAACCACGAAAATCAAAAATCCTAAAAACGCCGAAAGGCAACTTTTTACTTTACTTGCGCCCCTTGCCCTTCGTCTTACGAGTCTTTCGCGTTTTACGTGCCTTTTTTGCCGCACGACGTTTGCGTCCACCATTGCGACGAGTTCGGTCTTCCGCCGAAGCTTCGTACGCTAACTTGCGCGCCTCAGCCGTATTAGGAATATCAACTTGCATAATATCTTCCGGCTTACTTGTGGTATCGGGGGGTGACACTGGGTTACGAGACCGTTTGTACCCGATAGTCTGATTACGCGGGGGTGAGAGAGATAGAGGGTCGTACGCAAGAGCTTTATCTATGCTGACTTTCT